TATGCAACAACGCGTGCATATGAAAATGCAAATGAAGTTGCTATTGGTTCTCCTGATGTTCTATGTGTTCAAGAATGGGTTTCTGCTGTAGGCCCGGCTAACGCTGGCGGTACTGCGGACAACGGAGCTGCGCTTATCGTAGAGAAGTATTGGTACGGTCCTGAAGACTTGCATCCTGAAGGTTACACTGTAGTCTCTGACCTGCTTATTGGCGTTGCTGCTGATACTTGGGACACCGAAGACAACAGTACCCTTGAGTTAGATATTGTCCTTATTGCTGAACCTATTAAAATCAGTACAGAAAGAATGAACGCTATCCTTAGTCAGGCTCAAGACCTTTGAAGGGGGTCTTTAGTTGGTTAAAGGTAAACTAGGTAAAGAGGCTCTCAAGAAACTTAGTAAAACCAAGTTCGCAAGAGGGGCCGGTATTGCCGGAGGTGCAAAAGTTGCAGAAGAGGCAGTCGACAATCCCTATGCTCAAGCGGCTATTGGAGCGGCCGAAGGTGCTGCGCTTGGTGCGGCTCTTGGCCCTTGGGGTGCTGCTGGCGGTGCTGTCGCAGGCGGGCTTCTCGGATTCGTGCTTGCAGATGGTGAGCGAATTGTTCCTGTTGATATGATAGCAGTCCCAGCATACCAGTATTCTGCTATGCTTCAGGGAAGAGAACCGACCTTCCAAATTTTTATCAAAGAAGGTGAGTGCATTAAACCAGTCTTACCAACTGATTATCAGATGGCTGGACAAGTCATAATGGCTGAAGAAGTAGTTGCTCCAAAGCGCAAGTTAAGTGCATGGCAACGCTACATCAAAGTCAAGAAGAACAAGATATTTTTCAAGAGTGGAAAGCGTAAGGGTCAATTGGATCTAAAACGCATGGGTGTTCAATATCGTAAAGGGAGGAAGAAGTAATGCCAATCAATGAAATTAGAGATACTATCCAAGGGACCGCTCTTACTGATGCAACAGGTTATGCATACATGACAAGAAAAATTAACTTACCCGATGGACATAGGCATTCGGTCTTGTCGATTGATGTCTTTAACGACCAGAATTCAATGTGGTTATCGAATCAAAAGGCTCCTGAAGCCGGCCTAGCTGCATATCAGTTGTTTGTATCTCCATATCCAATGCAGAGAACAAGTGAAACTATGGGTGCAAGTGTAACAGAATTAATTTTTAACACTGGGGCCATGGCCGGTGATGAAAGCGTACTCTACAAAGAACAAGCAATAGTCAAAGCAGGAGTGCAGGAAGACAACTCTAGAGATTTAATTTGGTTTAACCAATTTCCTAACCCAGCAGTTGGGGCTATGCCAACTAATAACTGGTACTCTAATCATCTTTACATTACAGTGATGGTTTGGAATCAACCTGAAACTGAAGTTGAAGTTAAACACAGTTTATTCATAAGAGTAAAACAAACTAAAATAGGTGCGGCTGAAGAAAGCATGGGACAATACAAAGAGTTCCTTGATGCTCAAAGCAGATTGCTAATGGACACCGCTGTAGTAATGGACCCTGCTTCTATCTCAGGCTATGTATTCCCTATGTGGAAATACGGTGGAATTAGGCCTGAGTTGATGATAAGTGGCACTACTGCGCTACGATACTTCAACCGCGTTGCTAGCAATGCTAATCAAGACATGGTAGCGAGAGGCGCACTACAAACAGCATACCAAGATGCAACAACTATGGTTGGATTTGATACTGCATTTGGAGATGCGGCTCTAAATCTGCCTGATTGGATTACTCTCATGGATGTGGCCGGGGTTACCGCTGGTGAATTGCGGCCATATCCACCCCCGCTAAAGTATGCGGACAATGGAAACACTCTGATGTTTTAGATTCCGAATAACGGAAGTGATCTATCCGGAATCCGGAAAAAAAATCTCCAGGAGTGTTACCGGATTCAGTCAAATTGGTTCCGGTATCTTAGTAGGGTGTGATTCCCAACCGCAATCATCATCAGTACACATTTTGTTTACTGCTGTAATCTTTTTTTCGTTTGGACATATGTAATAGTTAGTTACACACTTTTTCCCACAGACAAAACACTTCATCCAATCAACTCCATAAGCATTAGAGTTAATGGTGTATGCTCCCAATTGTTTTCACCGTGAAGTCGATTCATTAACACGGTTGCCAGTTTTTTAGTATCGATATTTGTTAAATCAAATTCCGATTCACCTTTCAACCGTGCTTTGATAGCTGCATTAACAAACGCACTCCTTTGGCCTCTCGGCTTCTTACGGTTCAATTCTTGAATCATCGATACATCTAGGGTGTATAGCGTTGCTTTCTTCATTCTGCTTCCTCCTTAGTAAACCAGTCTCTATACCATGTAATTTCAACATTGTCAACAATTAATACAAACCATGCTAGCCATTGTTTTCTTTTGTCGTCATATGATTGTAAATACTGGCCTGTGGGATAATGTGTTTGTAAAGCTCTAAACATAATTACAGGTGTATCATGGTGATTAATTTCTACATAACTTCTCATGCTTCTTCACCTCTTGTCACGAACAAATAAAAGTCATAATACAAAGTATTCAAACTTAGGGTGTTCTCTCCATAATCGCTCAAAGCGATTTGTGTTTCAATCAGTTTTTTCCACTGGGCTATGGTTTTTGGCTCCATGTATAGTCCTAGAGGCTTCCTACATATATATCTATCTGAGAATAAGGTTCAGAATCAGTCCACTGCGGGGGTGGAGTGGACTATGCGTTAGCCCACCTGTTCAAGATAAGGATTTGATTAAGTATAATAACTATCAAGTATCAAAAGTAAACTATGGCAAAAAATGCTGGCGATGTAATTTTGAGAGATAGAATGCAATTTGATTTGGATGCACAAGGCAACCGGAGTACATTGTATGGAAGAATAGACCTTAGTTCCTATGTGAACACGGTCGCCCGAGAGGGACTCGCTATAAAGCAAGTCTACTTTCAATTAAGAAACTCCGATTTATCAGGAACAGGAACAGGGTTCCCAAATACTGGCTGCATTGCTCCTGTAGCAAATGCAATCTCTGCTTCCACTACTTCATGTGACTTTGGAGCATTGAAAGTGTATGCAACAACGCGTGCATATGAAAATGCAAATGAAGTTGCTATTGGTTCTCCTGATGTTCTATGTGTTCAAGAATGGGTTTCTGCTGTAGGCCCGGC